GATACGTTTGTAAATGTAAGGTCATCAAAGTCAGTAAATCCTGTACCTGTTGAAGCACTGGTATTTGTTGACGTCACACCTGCATTAGTAAGATCCGCACCGCCAGCTGTATAGTTTGTGCCTGATGACTCGTCGGACGCACTATAAGCGGTAGTGTTAGCGTCAATAGACGCAGATGATGTGTAAAGCGCTAGTTTGAAAGTGTCTCCGGTACTGGCCCTAAAGTCATGTACGGCAAGCAAAATCTCAGCCTTAAACGAAGTACACATTGCTTGGGTGATTGCCATGATTGGCTCCTTATGAATCTAAGATTGATATAAGTTCTGGATAACCTGCTTGTTTGAACTTGTTAGCCAGTGTTACGTTGTGAGTCCTTACGGCCTCTTTCATATAAAAAATTAGAACCTGTCTAATTTGATTCCTAAACGCTTCTGCTTGATCTCGTATGGCAGGGTGCGATTGACTTCCAACAGAAATAATCTTATCTAAAGCCCGCTCTGCCACTTCTTCAGGAGTAAACCCACGACCACTTGTAGTCGCAACAGTTACGCCAGCTCCACCTAACAAAAACGAAAGTTCGTCTGTTTTCATACTATTTGACCGGATACCTTACTTGAGGAGTTCTATACATATCTTGACGGTTCTTAGCATCACCAAGCTCTTTGAGTAGTGCTAACGCTTCTTGGTAGCGGTCTATGTATACCTTCATGACATCAGCTTCTGCCTTCATAAACGTACCGGCTTCTACAAGTGAGCCATACAATAGAACCGCATCAAACTCGTTTCCTAGCCAAGATGTTCCTGCGTCTACAATAGACTCTGGGTAGTAGAAGTAATGTAACTCCACACCATAATTAGCATCAGGTGTTGGCCCTAAAATAAACGCATCCTCGTTAAATAGTCCGTAGTGCGTTGGTTTGCCTGTGTCTGTAGGGTCAGGAAAAGACTCTCTAATAAAGTTAACGTCTTTATTAAGTAAAAATTCCTGTGTGCTATCCGTATCAATAATAGACATAGAAAATACTGACAAGAAGTCAGCTGGCACACTTAGATACTTATCCCCAGACGTCGTAGACCCTGTAACATTCTTACGGAATTCAGGCATCTGGACGGTGTTGTATACCCGCTGCTCAGCCTGACGAATGAACGTGTCAATCTGTTCTTTGCCCGTAAAGTTTGTGGCAGCCCCAGAGGTGTCGTTTACCGACGTGTTAGGAAACGTATTTTCTACGTACCCCTGGATAGTCTCAAATAAAGTAGAGTAGTTCATTAGGCTGTTCTTTTGCTAAACCCTGTCCCTTTGGTAGCTGCACCAGCACCCTTCATCTTCTGTGTCTGTGTATTAGGCACATTGTTAGGGTATCCTGCTGTATTTGGTACAGGCACTTCTTTAGGTTGTGTATACTTGTTTGTGTCTTTCATGACAACTCCTTAACTAGTTGTTACCGTTACTGTTCCGACCTGTGCGTCGGCTTCTAAATTATCTGTCAGTCCTGTCAGTTGCAGTGGGTTAGTTAACCCTACCGGATTCCACCCCCATTGTATATCTCTAGACTGTTGATAGCTATTATCTGGCCTAGGATTACGCAAAGCCTGAGGATCATCCACAGGGTACATACCTAACTGATTCTGCGGTTGATCCGGTTCCCAGCATGTAGGACACACCAGAATGTTAGTGTTTTTGGTTTTGATTACTACTTCTTTTAGCTCTTTGAGCTTATACCTAAACCCACACCGGTCACATTCTGCTATAGCCTTCTTGCCAGAAGCAAACTTAGTCGGCATATCTAACCTTAATACATCATCTGTCGAGGTGCTACTCTTAGAGAAGCCTTCTCTCTATCCTCTGCCGCAGCAAAATTCCACTGCTCTTCGTAAGCTAGTTTTAGCATTTCTATCCTGTTGGCAGCTTCAGGGAGCTTTAGTGACAAATAATAAGCCAGCCCAGCTACCATACAAGGTAGGAATCTAAACGGAATATCCTGAGTATTTACGCCATTCCCAGCATCTTGAATGCGACGTAGTCTCCAATATACGAAAGTATAGTTACCGTTGTCAGGGACAGGCCATACATTAATGGTAGGATACACCACTCCATCGACAGGGTCCGTAGCACCAGATTGCCTATCCACCCATACCTGAATCGGTCTACCTTGAGAGTTCTTGTTAGGTATCGTTGAGTACCCAGAAGAGCTGATTCTACTGATATTGATATCATTTTGGTTTGTGCCAGTGCCCGTCCGGATCACATGATCTAGCAGATCAATAGTATCAACAGGAAGGTTATAAGTAATAGTGCCTTGCGTAAGGGCGATGCTACCTTGATCGACCGTCCATAAATTAATGCCACGATTAGCCCATTCTATAGTTAGTAAGTTTAAAGACCTACGTGCAGTACGCATATCATAACCCGTACGCAACTCTGCCCCACAACGCTCAAACGCCTCTTCTACAAGGTTATTGAGGTCTAGGTTAAATGTACTTGTACCTTTTGTAGTCATTTATTTTCCTAAACTACGTATTTAACAAACTGTGCAATGATGATGGCTATCACACCAAAAATTAAGTACCCCTCGAACCGCCACATCTTTTTATCAAGTATACCTAGTTTTTCTAGTACAGCTGCGTATCTAGCAGCACATTCACGTTCATGGGCATCAAGCTGAGCCTGCGTTGTAGTAACCGTACCGGCCCCATTTACTGCGGGTTTCCTAGCGGTTTTGCGTGGCGCTCTGCGCTTACGTGGTGGTTTTACAACAGTAGTTTCGCTTGATTTACTTGCCATGTCTTATCCTTTATGAATCGGCTGGCTCAGGCGTATTGCCCTCTGCTAACCACTCTAGATATTCTTGATAGTCTCTGTTTGCTTCGTCTATAGGAATAGAAGCATTGTCTGACAATCTAATTATTCCTAATTCTTCGTTTGTTACTGGATGAGTAGGTATTAATTTATACATTTATAACTCCGCATCTGCGTATACTGGTGAATAACTACCGCTGTAACCAAAAGAAGCATAAGCACTACCGTTTGTGTATCTCAACGCATGAGTTACATAAGCGCCTCCAGCAGTACCTGAGACTGCTCCACTAATTGTAGGTGCTGCTCGTTTTTCAACTTTAAACTGCCAGTTAACATAATTAGTTGTTGCCCCGTAACCACTCCAAAGTGCCGCTGACGTATCTAACCCAATAGCTTCAAGATATCTTTGGCAAAGTTGATGTTCAGTAGTATAAGGACGATGCTCAAACTCAGTAGCTGACTCACCAACTTCTAGTTGGACTCCTGTGATATAGAGTGTTGCTCCTGATGTACCGACTACTGATGTTGCTCCTGTGGCATTAAAGTAACTGGCACCATCCCATGACCCAGCAGTTCCGCTATAAGTTGAACCAGCACCTAGTCCAATATAAAGAGTTAAACCATAAGAATTAGTTGTTTGCCATGTTCCAGATGTGTCGCCTGGAATAGTAATTGTTTTTTGTTCCCAAGTGTTTGCGGAAGATACTACATAAGTAAAAGCATATGAACGGGAACCAGCATTCCCAAGAACACCACCAAATGTTCCAGTTAAACTTGATCTAACATAAAAAGATAAGGTAATTGTTTTAGCTGTAGACTTTCCAAAATCTAAATCTGCTACGTTGTAACCTTCAATATGTTGACCTATAATAAAATAATCGCTAGCAGTGACAGAATACGCAGAGCTAGATGTAACGCCTAAATAATTAGTAAACCCAGCAGGGGGCGATACTGAACCAGCGTTTTGTTCAACAGTAAACTTAGATGCTTGCGACGCATAACTAATCCATCTATCAAGTGTGTAGCTACCGTTTGTAGGTGTAACACTAGCACCGGAATTTCTTTGGTCAATTACCATGTTGCCATTGATGATCCTGTTCTTGCCTACTGTGTTATAAGCATTAGGCGTAGCACCGTTGATCGACGCGGTTGTGCCGTTGTTAGAATCTAGTATTGTGTCTACTGCAATAGTGCTCATTAGTCAGGCCACCTTTGGTCTTGTACTACCGCAATAAAAGCGTCAATGTCTGCCGCTG